GGTCAACATAATACGCATCAGATCCAAAAGCGGTTTGAACTATGGAATTAAGGCTTGGTAAAGTACCGTCTGTTATGAGCTGGCCACCCCTGGATATAATCCAACTACGGTATAGATCATCACTAATGGGTTGGTTTGCTGTCTCTCCAGATCCAAAGGGAGCTTGGTCAAAACCCAAACCGTTATCATCAAATCCAAATACAGTAAACTGGTCAGGTGGAAAATAAGGTCTTGGAAAATTAAACCTTGCGCCATAATAATCAAGCCAGATACCCGTTGCAGTCAAGATGGATGATTGAGTTTCGATGTCCTGAGCACAATCAATCAATTGTATCTGCACAAGCTCATTAATACCATCAATGATGGCTTTAAGCTCAACTGATTCTCTTGGTTTGCCGGTTCTATATTGGCTGTTGTTTGTTATATCTGTCATGTAGAGGTAATCGAGATATCATCAATCTCAAAAAAGGTTATCTTTTCGTTAAGATCTGCAGAGATGCTCGCCTGATCTCCACCCACGCCCAAAATATCTAAGGTCAAAGTATTTACGACATGCCCAGGTACAGACAGAACAGGAGTGAACAGCCTATTCCTTGCAAGGTCCTCGCCGATAGTCATACCATCAGATTCAAAAAAGGAGCTATCTGCAGCACCTGAAAAGGTTCCAAGGATATAATCATAAATACGTTGTTTCATCAACTCAATACCATTTGATGGAAAATTATCATCAATGGTAATATCAACTGCAACCTCTATATATATGTTAGATACGCGATAAAAAAGGATAGCGGTATTAGGAGGATCAAGTACCGTTGTGGGGCCATTTGTTGCTGTGCCTCCTGTCTTTTTTAGTCTGATAGCTGCGCCGATCTCTGCATCTGATCCACCTTCAACCACTATTGCAATACTATGAGAGACAAGGGTTACTCCATCTACTACAACAGAACTATCAGAATCATTTTCAGTCCCTTCAACATCAGTAACAGTATCCACTTCACGAACAGCAGCAACAACACTTTCCAATGGAGTGACAGCATTTTTTGCAAGCTCTTGAAAATATCTTGCGCGATATTCTGAATCAAGTTCCTCATCTTGTCCCACTGAGCCAGCCGCAGAGTTGTCAATAGTTTCCCATCCTGGCACGACTGAAACTACTGATGTAAGTTCATTGATTCCAACTGCTATAGGTCCGGACTCAATAGCCTGGAAGGTTCCGGTTCCGTTTCCTGATCCATCAAGAGTAATATCTGAAAGGCATTGAAAAATATCGCCTGCAGTAGTTTTTGCAAGCTTCCCAGCTTCAATCAATGTTGCTGCCACGCCTGCCAATTCTGCGGTTACAACGGTATTGGATTCAGCTCTTTTTTCTATTGTCAAGGCTGTTGCGATACCTTCCAGCTGATTACCAAAAGCCTTAAATATATCCAGGGCCTGAGCAGTAACTACATGTTGATCATCAGACTGGGAAAGAGATAATGCGAGATTCCCTATCATCTGCCCCTGAGGTGTGTCAGGGTCTACGTTGAAGTTTGCGCCGAAAGCCGTTTGAAAGATAGCATTTAACAACTCTATATAGTCGGCCAAAGTTGTGGGTGTGATTCCGGTGGTGTCTACGGTTGCCATTTATATAGATACCTCAGTTGTGAAAGGCTCAGTCGTGCTATAAACAGAAAACACTTGAGCCGAATAATTAAACTTTCTAGTGTCTGAATCTAAGCTTGTTACCACTGATCCAAGGCTCGTTACCTCATCTTCTTTCAGAATCTCATTATCAAGTATAGATGCCACAAGTCCAGGGTCAACAGGCTTCTTTAATATGTCCTGAAGATATGGAACGCCTGAAGTCAAATCAATTATCCAGGTACCTTTAAATAACGATAACCTTTGATTGACCTTTTGCCTCAAGGCTTCTATTCCGTCTATGACAAGGAGCTCTCCATTTCCGTCAAGCTCAAATGGGAAAGATAATGTTCTCATGGCAATTTCACCGTTGCTACCTCTGCACCGCTCATATCTGCAACTGCAGGAGTTGCCGGTGCACTTGGTCCAGCTCCCCCATGGTTATGACTATTATATGCTGTTACTATTGCATTTACTTCAGCCACGAGTGTATCAAAAGCAGATTTCATATCAGTATAAGCAATTGCAGAATCAGCATTTCCTTGAATCTCTACATCTCCGGAGGTTTGTATCTTTATGAGACCATCTTCAACGTAAAGATAATTAACACCGTCCTCTGATTGTAATACAATACCGTCCTCAGTCGCAGGAGTTATACTTAGAGCTCCAAATCCGGCTTCAATAAAGCAATCCTCTTTTGCAAAGAGATTTCCATCAGGATCTACTTCGTCAAAGGTTTCTTTGAATTGGGTAATGCCTCTTTGGGAGAATGATATTTTGACTGGTGTACCAGATGGCAGGGGGGAAAGGAGTGAAAACCCCCCACCACCTGGCCAGACAACCGGAACATTTGCAATACTAGATTGCTGAACGGTTGTGCCATCCGTTTTTTTAAGATTGATTGCGGGGTGAACTTTAGCCCTTTTAGTAAGCGGATCGTAAGTCTCTATTATTCCAGGGACACAAACGAATAGGCCTTTAATCATCTGCTCAAAGAAAAACTTAAAGCAGTTGGTTGGGTCACTATAGTCTGTCTCTGGATTTAAATTAGTCACTATCGGCCCCTAAGAATTCTGTAAAAAAATCACCTTCTCTATTATCTCCACGATACACTAACTGTGTGACTTTGTAAATGCCTGTAACAAGCTTAGATTCGACTTTTACTCTTCCACCAGGCCTTATGTTAGCGTTGAGTAGAGATACCGCCTTGATGCCCTCATCTGTTACAGCTGGGCTTCCTATCAATCCAGATGTTGAATTCAATAGAGCAACGGTTTCAGTCGAGGATCCAATAATAGAAAAAAGAATAAATCCAGAATCCTCAAACCACGAAAGATTCAACGGTGTCAAGATCTGGTCATATAGGTCTGCAGTTCGTCCAGTGAAAGAAAAATCATTTAATGTGGAATCTGGGATTAATTCTAATCCGGTATATGATAAACCAAATTCAGATATCGTATCAGTGATTACCTGCTTGACTGATATAGGTCCGGCATAAGAAATATTCGCGATCGCATCAGTTATTTTATAGACATTACCACCCATAGTCACCACGGTCATTCTTTCAGGTGGCTGTTTATTCCTCTCAACCTTTCTGATATCACCATCAAATAACAAAGCTGACTGACCATTATACCCACCCAACACTCTAATCCTTACACCTTTATCTTTAATAAGGGTTTCGGTTGTATCTGATAGATTATATATGGTTACGGTTCCTTCATTGGGTGCGCTAGTAAGAGTCTTTTTAATTTCTATTTGGATATATAGATCAGTGATAGATATTGCCGAACCATCACTTTCACCAATAATTACTTCCAAATTCCTTTTATACAATCTCATATCAAGCTGCCTCTACCTCTTCAGCTGTGAGAAAAGTCAAAATATGGGTTTCTCCCCATGGTTGCCTGCCTAACTCATAATAAGGGGCAATCGTTGGAACAGGAACAATGTCACCTTCAAAGTCTGAAACGGTATTAAATAGCATTGGAGATCCACTGTTGAGCCTAGCCCCCGATATAATACCTGTACCGTCCTGAAATTCCATGGTGCAGTGCCAGCCAGCTCCAATATCTTGATACCATATGGTAAACTTAACAGCCTGGCCATTAAGCACTGTTTTAAATGACTGATTAAATTCGTTGGAAACAGGTATTGTATCCATTATAAATTACCCTTAATGAAACCTATAAGCTCAGTGGCCTTTTCCTGTAAACCATCCGATATGCTTTTAAGCACACTTTCATTTGCATCAACACTTTGCTGCAGGCCACTTTCCACCACGGACCCCTTTGTTTCTATGTCCTCTCCCAGCTGTGCAGCTGGTAAGGTTGTAATTTGTGATTCTGAAAACTGGACCTCTTCAAGATTTATTGTAAACTGAAGGCTCTGGCCTGTGCCAGAGTTTTTTGGAGCATCAATAGAAGTGATCAACATGTTTTCATATACTTCAAGTAGAGTGACCACTGCTACTGGTTTAAGTGCATCTTTAAGTGCTACTATTCTACCCCATGCCTCTCTGCCTCTTCCAGGACCAGGGATAGTGATAAGGCCACCAATCAGAGGATTAAGGTCCGAAACAAAGCCTTTGAGGGTTAGCATTTTAGGATCTTTTATCGCATTATCGGTAAGGGTTCCACCTGTCTCAACGGGATACTTTGTTTTTGTGACGGTCTGTTTATGATATTCATCTGTGTAGATATCAACCACACCCGTCAAAGGCTCAATACTGGTCGCTTCTTGAGCAAAGAGCCCGAATTGAGAATTATTTATAATCGTTCCAAGTGCAGCGAGTACCATAATTTTACCTTGCTATTTGTGAATCTACATTTTGCACCATGTTTTGGAGCTCTGCCCCTATTGTTTTTGATACATTTCTCCCGATCTCTGCAGAATCACCACCACGCGCGTCAACCTCTAATTTTTGAATAGTAACAGTATTGGTATTGTTTCCACTTGATGATGGACTTTGATACGATGTATAATCCATTCCCTGGGGCATACCCAACACTTTAGTTTTTAACCACTGCCCAACAGTTTGCCCCAAAGATAATTTATTGCCTGTTCCAATGTCAATATCCTGTCCAAGTCCTAACCCGCCCCTGAAAGGATTCAGCTGTTCTCCCATGGATCTAAGGTCTCTTGATATCCCTAAAATGCGGTCGAGCTCTTCTGCTACCTTTATAAGTGGGCCTATCCATTCTTTTATTGTTTCGGCAAGCCCTGGTCCCTCTTCTTTCCAGTATTTAAACGTATCTGACATGATCCGGAATATGGCATCCCATGCATCTTTAACAATCATCATTGTGGTTTCAAGTTCTGGCCATTTTTTTATGGCATCACCTATCAAAGAATCTTGCCCGTTAAAATATGCATACGCATCCTCCAGGAGGAGAGCAAAAAGAGTGATTAAGGCAATTATTGTCAAAGGCATTGCAAACATTGCTATTTGAGCCCCTATCGCCTGAGCCTTGACAAGGCCCCATGCTGTAGAAACAGCGGTCAAGGTACCTATTAAGATCTTAAAGAATGTGGAGTGTTCCCGGACGTATTGGGTACCCTCTGCAATTAAATTGAATAGGTCCGTTAATGGTTGGAATAGAGCTTTTCCAGATTCCATTGCAATTCGATTGAGGCCCCTGGCCATGTTAGTCAACGAATCATTGAATTCAGCTGCTTGCTGGGCTTCCTGCCTGGTAAGAACTCCAAGTGATTTTGCTTGAGTCAGAAGGTTTGCAACCTCTTCAGGTGCTGTCTGTAAGAGTCTTATTGTACCCTGATCAATTCCGAATTTGTTTGCGAGATCAAATTGCTCTACTTTGGATAGATCTTTAAATGCTTTATTTATTTCAAGAAAAAGTTCTGCTGATGTTTTGATTGTTCCATCTGTTTTTTCAAGCTGGATATCATAAGCTTCCAGGGCGGTCTTTGCTTCACCTGTTCCCCTTGCTGCCTCACCAATTTTAGTATTCATATTAAAAAGGGATGATCTTAAGCCTTCAATAGATCCCCCTTGCCTTTGGACTGCGAAGCCTAGCGCATCAACCTCTTCAACTGCAACACCTACTGAATCAGCAAATTTAAGCGTCTCATCAGCTGCATCAGCGACCCGATTCACAAGGAACCCCCCACCAAGGACGGTACCAACTATGCCAGCAACAGCAATAACTTTAGTTTTAAGATCAGATAAACCACTTTCGGCCCTGTCAAGGCCTTTCGTGTCGGTCTCAAAACCTAATTTAGTTATTAAGGTATCAAGGATTGTTGCCATTATTTTTCCCTTTGCTTCGCTTCAGCTGCCTTGTTTGCCCTGTGTTGATTCTCATACTTGACCGCAAGCATCTCATGCAAATCAAGGAAATATTCAAATCCTAATCCGTCTCTATAAACATGATCCAGGGTAACACCTCCTATCCCGTTCATAATTGGAATAGAGAAAACCGGGTCAAGGTCTAATGTTTCAACTGGCTCATAAGTCGCTTCAGGCCTGGAAACTTTGATATTATGGCGTGAAACGACCCGGTAAAATTTACAGCCAAACACCTCACCAGAAGCTCATAAATGTGAATAAACTCCATCTTATTGAAAGCCATGTCCTCAGACCCATCAATAGGCATCCAGCCTGTTTCAACTCCATTTCCTCTAAATTGCACATTCTTAAAAAGCCTATCTCTAAACCCTTCTATCACAGATGGCTTAAGGGTAAGGATTGCCTTATAGAATAAAAGTGCTGATTCTGGTTCTGCCTGGGCAGAGTCCGCATTTGTAAAAAGAGCATACCGAATATCTTCAAATAATCGGAACCCATCAAAAGGAGAAAGCTTTATGATCTGAAACTTAACACCCTCCATAGTTAACTCTTGATCATTTAGGCCCTTAATGCTCTTGATCATATCTTCAAAGATATGTCCTTTTTGATCTTCAATCTTTTTATCTTCTTTGTCTTTTTTGTTCACAGGTCACTCCTTTAAGATGAGATGTGAGCCCACCCTATTTTGTAGCGGTGGGCTATTGTTTGGCTAGAAATTGGCTCCTGAATAATCAGGTATTACAAGCTCGAAATCAATAGTAAATGCAAGGTTGGCAACATCACCTTTCCCCATGGTCTGACCAAGTGGAACATTTTGGAGATTGCCATTTGTGCATGCGATAGTCACTCCATTCACAGGATCCCTGAAAAGAGCATTCCACGAAACAGATGCACCATTAAGCTGTGCGGTTACTGCGTTCATCAGGAACTTTGCTGATTTACCATTTGCAAGAAGCTTAAGCACTACAGGACCGCCCTTTTCGCCCGTGGAAGATGTTACCTTTTTACCGTCTGCTCCTCTCTTCGATGTCGAAATATCCATGACAGGGAAAGATAGTGCATCAGTGTCATCACTCCAGCCTTGCACCTCATGTCCATTCATATTGAAACTACAGTGTTCTAGTGAAAACATATTTCAGGGCCTCCTTAATTCTCAAAGGTGAGAGAAATATCAATTGATTGTATTGCACCAGACCCCTTACACCATATTGATGTTGGTGGGGCTTCCCTGGCTGCTCTGCTAGCTGTAGACTGGTTTGCAATTGGCTCAGTGTATATTAGATATCCCTTTGGAAGGTAACCGTCAAAATCTGTATTTCCGGTTGACAGTTGTACGTCAAGGATATTGGCTGCTGAAAGTGTCCCTGGTGCTATTCCGCCATTATTAACACCCTGTTCAAGGACTGCCTCCATCACACGCTGCATTCC